GCAAGCCAATGGCTGACGGACCGCGATATAAGTTATGCGGGAACGGTTTTGCAGTGCCGGTTGTCGCCTGGATAGGCGAGCGCATTCAGAAAGTTGAGGAGTCACGATGAGAATTTCCCGCGACTGCTGGCAGTGCGAGTACCCTGATTGCGGTCACGTTTGGCTGGCGGCGGGGGATGAAGCCCCCAACCAGTGCGCGAAATGTAAACGGCGGAAATGGAATACGCCGGGGTCCGTGGAGCCGGTCGGCATCGAACCGCTTTTGCCCGTGGTTAAGGATTCGGGCGACGCGGCCAGGTTGATCGAAGCGTTCAGGAAAAAGAGGGAGGGTTTATGACGTTCATCATCAAGCAAATCGACACCACAAAGCGTTTCGAGACGCTGCGACGATTTTCGGCTACCAATTTCGTCTCGTTCTTCTTCCGTTGCCCTTTGTGCGGGGAGAGCATGCGGCCGCAAAACGCGCGGTGCATAACCTGCGGAAATTGCGGATATGAAGGCAACACGGAGAATTTCTCGGGCGTGGAAAGGCGGGCTGCGTGAGGCCCAACAAAAAAATACCGCTTTGCGGCGTAGACGAAGAATCTCTCGGCATCCTGCGCTACACGCTCACGCAATATCCCTATTCAGTGAAAGTCGCATACTCATCACAGGAAGCACTCGGCTGGATTCGCGGCGAGCAATTCGATCTGCTTTTGTGCGACTACTCTCTACCGCAGCTCGACCAGTTACTCGCCAGGGCGAAGTTGATCGACGAGAGTATGCGCTCCATAATCATGAACGCGCGGCGGCAAGACACGATGATTGCCGATACCTTTCTTATTCAATTCACGATTGCCGAACTTTTGAGGCATATCAGAGTTTCTGTTATGCGAAAACGTGGACCGAGAAATGGATTCAAGAAACCGCCGCAGGCTGAGTGGTTTACTTTGCCGGTGGAAAAGAAAGCGTAGGAGACGTTGATGTTATGACGGTCAAAATTCAATCCGTGGTAGACCGCATGCGCTGCTTTTTTTGGGGAACTGGCATGAAATCTGCCAGTAGACAGACGGTCATGAAATGGGCGCAGGAGATAGAAGATGTCCTCAAGGAGACAGAAAGCCAAGGAAGCGCTAAAAATAAGAGGAGCAAAACATGGCGCAACGATGCTACTGGTGCGGGGTACAGTTAACCCGCAAACTCTTCGACGTTTGGTGGAGGCACACGCGGGACCATGTTATTTCGCAGGCTTATGGAGGCAAAGAAACAACCGGCGCCGGGAAGTCGAACATCGTTGATTCGTGCCTGGGCTGTAATCAGATGCGCGGCAGGGAGATGGCTAATGATTGGAAGCAGTATGGAAAATGGAACCAGATTTGCCGCAACAAATGGCAGTTGACCTACCCGGAGAGGGAACGCGATCGGCTGCACAGAAAATGGAAAGGGTATGCCGGGCTCCGCGCACATCACGAAGCTAGAACAGGAAGGGTGAGAAATTCATGAGTGAAGCCGAAGAAATAACAGGCAACATCCGCGAGATACTCGAGCACCTCATCAACCAGCGGGTGATCGACATTACCCAGAACGACGAGGAAGACCGCCTCGCCGGCCGTGACGGTTTCGTGGAATTCATGTTCGAGAATGGCTACACGTTCAAGATATTCTGCGCAGACCCTAAAGCGTATAAAAGCGGCTTCCCGTTCTGCTACACAACGCCAGATGAAAATGACGGGCTCTACCATCCATCGGCGGAGGATGCGGCGAAAGGCAAATGGGCGGTGGTCGAACAACACTCAGCAGATGGAACCATCGACCACATCATTCCCTGCCGCGGCAAGTTGCATGAGTTCGACAAGGATTGCTTTTGCAAACCCAAAAAGGGTTTCAGGGACGACGGCAGTTACTTTTTCACACATGAGGAGGTAGCGGAAGATGGACACACTCCAAGCTGAATTATGTTTCGATGCGCCCGAGCCCAGCGCGAAGACGCTTTGCGGAATAGTGCTCGCGTATCTGCGCGATGGAAAGTGGGTGATGCCGTGGGAACTGTGCGCGGCAATCCTTCACGACCACAAGATCATGGTGAGCGATAGTAGTTTGACTGCGCGTATACGCCAACTAAGGAACGCGGATTACGGCGGCCACATCATTGAAAAGAGAATCCGCGAAGGGTCGCGCGGCTACGAATACAGGATGGTGAGTTGATGCCCAAATACGGCAACCATCTAACCGCCGCCAGTGATGGGCGAAAGTTAATGCCCTATGTCCATAAAATCCATGTGGAGGAAGTATGACCAAGACAAGAAAAACCGCAATCCTGAAGGCTTACGCAAGACGGCGCACACTTTTTATGCAAACAACTATCACGGATGAGATGCGCCAGCAGTACCCACACCTGGCTCACTGCCGCGCTATCTACTCGAATAGCCGCATGGAGGTCCAATTGTTTGCTTGTGAGTCGCCGATCGGCGGCGTCATGCAGACGACGTTAATTAGGCATGGAGATATTGAGAAGTTGAGTTGGCAGGAGATCCAAGATTCCCTGCACGAGATATTCGGGCCTGACGCTGTTGCTGTCGAAGTCTACCCAGCCATCGTGAACGAGTGGCAAACGAAGACCGGACTTCGTGTTTTGTGGGTTCTGCCGGGAACCTGGGAGTTGCCGTTTGGGTTACACCTGCCTAACGCCTGGGGCAAGCCGAATGCCTAGCGCCGCCTACACCTCCGACGAACTCCTCCAAATGCTTCGGGACCGGCAAGGGGGGCTCACGCAGTTGCAGTACGCGGAAGAGATCGATATTAGTTTTCAAATGCTCAGTCAAGTCTATAAAGGTGAGCGAAGTGTTGGCTGTGAGCGGATACTCGCCTACCTTGCGCCGAAAGGGAAACGGTTCGTCGAAGAGAAGGTTTGGCATTTAATCAACAAGTGATTAGTGCTGCACCACCCACATGATCGCGTGTTGAAGCACACCTTGCAGGGCGTACTTTTCAATGTTCGCACAGAGGTCAATATCCCCATTTTTATAGACCCGCACCACCGCGACTCCGGTTAAGTCGTCCACGCGGTCAAGGGCGCGCATGATCACATCTGACGAGGATGGGCGTTCACCGTTGCCGCTGGAAAGATCGTTCAATGTCGGACGCACCTCGCCATCGTCCGAGGCCGGCGCCGCTATCTTCTCCCGCACCATCATCTCCGCCGGTGGCCCTGGCTGCGCATGGCTTGACTGGACTGCCCCTTGCTGACCTTGTGGAGCTGCTCTGGGTGCTATTTGACCAAACCTTTGAATTAATATCGTCCCGTCGGCGAAATGGTCGTCTTGATGCACAGGAACACCGTACAGCGACTCCAGCATAGGCACTTCGCCGTGATGTTTGAGCCGGTGCCAGGCTTTGCCGAGGGCTGATAAATTCTTCCAGCGATCCGCTGCTAGATCCTCTGCGATTAACCGCATGGTCGCGCCATTCATCACAAACAAAATTGGAGTTTGGCCGCGTGCGGCGAATTGCTCAATCATTGCGCGGATGCCTGTAAAAAGTTCAGGGTGTGGCATGGTGCCTCCTGTGTGAAGTCTAATACGCTCTGTGGGTTCTATGTGAACAAAGAAGCGCTTCTCTTACTAGCATATTCCAGATTCGCCACAGCTTGATTGAAATAGGACCGTTTTAATTCGCTTCCGAGGAAACTGCGCTCCATCTCCAATGCCACTACTCCACTTGAGCCGATGCCTGCGAATGGGTCATAAATAGTATCGCCGGGATTGCTCCACAGATTGATTCCGCGCCGGATTACTTCAAGCTGCAACGGGCAGATGTGCCGCTCGTCGTCATGCTCTCGCGCAGACTCGCGCTGCAAGGTATCCGAAGGGTTAATATCCATCCAGATAGGCGATGCGATATTCTGCCAGAGCTTGACTGGGAACGTCTCGTTTGTATGCGCCACGCGCTCAGGGTTCTCTCCGGGCTTCCGCATAGTCACAAGGTAATCAGGAACACCCTGCCGACTCATGCATGAATCTTTCTTGATTTGCTTATGCAGTAGGCCGAGCGCCTTTGTGCGCTGCATGGATATAACTGGGTCTTTCCATATACAGACCTCAGAGTGGTAAATGAACCCCACATCCTCGTATGCTTTGATAATCTCGCCACGGAAGTCGCGCAGGCCGATGTATCCGTGGAACTGTTTAGACGTAGGTAGATTCATGCAGTGGATTGAAACCATGCGCCCCGCCATTGCCATGCGAAACTGCTCTTTGATGAGGAAGCGATAATGCTGCCAGAACTCATCAGATGTGCGGCTGTTCCCCATATCGCGGTCACTATTCGAGTAAGTATACAGCGTCTCAAATGGCGGCGAAAAAATAGAGTAGTGGATTGAATTGTCGGGAATCTCTCGCGCCAGTTCCACGCAATCGGCAAGGTGGATTTTGTAGCCTTCCCCTTCCGCGTAGTCGCGCACATAAGGGGATGCGGTCCTGCCGGTCCCGATTAAATTCATGCGAGTCAAATCCTGCGTATTCTCTGCCATTTCCTCTGCCATTTTCTCTGCCTCTCTGTCTTTCCGTTTCAGATTATCAATCACATTGCCCTCTGTGCTGGCCGCGACAATATGCACATGCACGTCGCGCTTCTGCCCGAATCTCCATGACCGCCGCACGGCCTGGTAGAACTGCTCCCATGAATCATTGACTCCGACAAACAACTGCCGCGCGCTGTTTTGGAGATTTAACCCGTAGCCGAACATTGAGGCTTTGGAAACCATATACTTCACTTCGCCCGATAACCAGCGATTGAGAAGTTCCACTTTGCGGTCAGGGTCCAACGAGCCGTAGATCGAAACGCAATCGCCGCCCAGTTGACGCGCTATTTCATCTTGCTCTGCGTTCAGGTTGCACCAGATAAGCCACTGCTCGTTAGGCTCTGCGTCAATTACACTAACGGCCATGTTGATGCGCTCATCAATGGATGCCCGACGCGCCCCGATGCGCTCCTGTAAAGTCTCAGCAGGCAGCGCGAATAAGAATCCATCGGTAGGTGTATCAACATCGACGGTATGGAAATGCTCATACTTCGCTGGCAGCGCGAACCCATCATCTTCGTAGCCAATATCGGACGGCTTCCGCATTGACACAGCCCATGAGCATACCCACTTCCAGAACTCTTTACGCGCATGGCCCTTGAGTCTCCATTTCTGCGTGTCACCGCCATCATGGACAAAGAACATGGACAGCATTTCAGTAGCGGTCATTACACCCAGGAACTCCGCATGGTTGCCTAGCTCCATGTAATCATTCGGCGCAGGCGTAGCGGTCGCGCAGAGTTTGTAAGGGGTCCAGGCAAACATCTCTATCAGCGTCGAGCGTGTTTTACCATCCATCGACTTGAGGATGCTGGATTCGTCACAGACCACGGCAGAGAACTTCGACGGGTCGAAGTTGTCAATGCGGTCGTAGTTTGTGACGTTGATACCATCCCCCACTTCCG